GCACAGCGTCTGCTCCAGCAGAACACCCAGCAGGTGCAGGCTGCGCAAGCTCAGCAGCAGGCGCAAGACCCGATTGTCCAGATGCAGATGCAGGAGCTTCAGATCAAGCAGGCTGAGCAGCAGCGCAAGGCGCAGAAGGACCAAGCAGACGTCATGCTCAAGGCGCAGCAGTTGCAGGTGGAGCGGGAACGCATCGCCTCACAACAGCAAACCGCGCAGATGCAACAGAAGAACGACCTGCTCAAGACCGCTGCGTCCATGACCAAGGACCGTGAGATGGAGTCCGCCAACATGGCTGTTGACGTACTCAAGCACTTGTCTAACAAGAACGCCGAAGAGCAGTTGCGTGCCATGCAGGAGCGACTGCAAGCGCGACGGCAGGCTCCTGCTAAGAGAGGAGATTGATGGACGCAATGGACGTGATCGTTGGGCAGCTTGACGAAAAGGTTGCCCAACTCAAGGACCACTTGGCCGAGGGTAAGGCCGAGACCTTTGAGGAATACAAGAAACTGTGCGGTGAGATTCGGGGTCTTCTCATTGCGCGGGGCTACGCACTAGACCTTAAACAAACCATGGAGAAATTGGATGACTAATGGCATCTTGTTGGCTACAGACGCCAACAACCCACAAGTTGTGGGAGCCTACAACTTTGAGGCGACAGCAGCCGAAAAGGGCAAACAACTGCCCAAACCTGTGGGGTACCGCATCCTGTGCGCCGTCCCAGAGGTGGACAAGGAGTTTGAAGGCGACGTTGGCCTCGTTAAGTCAGATGAGACTATTCGTATCGAAGAAACCCTGACTACGGTTCTCTTTGTTGTAGAACTTGGCCCTGATTGCTACAAAGACCCGGTGCGATTCCCGACCGGTCCTTGGTGTCAGAAGGGAGATTTCGTTCTGATTAGGCCCCATACCGGCTCCCGTCTGGTTATTCACGGGCGTGAATTCCGCATCATCAATGATGATTCGGTAGAAGGCGTGGTAGATGATCCGCGTGGAATCAAGCGCAAATAAAGGAGCATAAAATGGCAAGTATGGACCAATCTGAATACAAGTTCCCCGACGAGCAGGACGCACAAAAAACGTCTGACGTTGAGATCAAGGCGGAAGCCCCGTTTGAAATCGAGATCGAAGACGACACTCCCCCGGATGATCGTGGCAAGACCCCGATGCCCAAGCCTCTGGTGGAGGAGTTGGAGAAGGATGAGCTTGACCAGTATGACGATAACGTCAAGGTCAAACTCAAGCAGATGCGTAAGGTCTGGCACGACGAGCGCCGGGAAAAGGAAGCCGCCCTGCGAGAGCAGCAGGAGGCCATCGTTCTGGCTCAGCGGCTGCTAGAAGAAAACAAGCGCATCAAGCAGATTCTTACCACCGGAGAGAAAGAGTATGTCTCTACGGTGCAAAACGCTGCTGAAATGGAACTGGCAATGGCCAAGAAGGCTTATAAGGAAGCCTACGAAGCCGGGGATTCTGACAAGCTGTTGGAAGCCCAGCAGGCCATGCAAGTGGCAAACTTGAAAATTATTCAGGCCAAGAACTTCAAACTACCCCCTTTACAAGAGGAAGAAGTTCCAGTACAACCTGCACCTGTACAGTACCAACCCGTACCACAGCCCGACGACAAGGCACAAGCGTGGCAAGAACGCAACCTTTGGTTCGGTAAAAATCGTGGAATGACGGCATATGCTCTTGGCGTACACGAAGAACTGAGAGATGATGGCGTTGAGATTGGTTCTGAAGATTACTACCGCGCACTGGACAGAACGATGCGCAAACGATTCCCCGAAGCCTTCCAAACATCGGTAGTAGGGGACGATGAACAAAAGCCGCAGGGTGGTCGCGCACGACCGAGCACCGTGGTGGCACCGGCAGTTCGTAGCACGGCCTCAAACAAGGTCAAGCTAAAGCAAAGCCAAATCAACCTAGCAAAGAAGCTGGGTTTGACGCCCCAACAATATGTTGAGGCACAACTGAAATTGGAGGCCCAAAATGGCTGAAAATCGTCTCGCAAGAGAACTTGAAACGCGTGCGGTATCGGAGCGTCCGAAGCAGTGGATGCAGCCCGAACTTTTGCCTGAGCCGGACAAGCACCCGGATTACGCATACCGCTGGATTCGCGTCTCAACTTTGAACGCCGCAGACCCGCGTAACCTATCGGCCAAACTCCGCGAAGGTTGGGAACCCGTTCCAGTTGAAGAGCAACCCAAATTCAAACTGCTAATTGATCCGAACTCCCGTTACAAGGAGAACATCGAGATCGGCGGTCTGTTGCTCTGCAAGACTCCGAAGGACTTCGTTAAACAGCGGAACGACTATTTCGCCCGCCAGACGCAAGCCCAGACGGAAGCTGTGGACAACAGCCTCATGCGTCAAAGCGACCCGCGTATGCCGCTCTTTAAGGAGCGTAAGTCCGCGACCAGCTTTGGCAAAGGCACTTAAATCTCTAGGAGTCCTTAAATGGCTTACCCTGTCATTTCGGCCCCTTACGGGCTAAAGCCGATCAATCTGATCGGCGGTCAGGTGTTCGCGGGTTCCACTCGTGAATACGCAATTGCGAACGGCTACAACACCAACATCTTCTATGGTGACTGTGTTGGCCTGTCTCGCGGTAACCTGCAACGTGTTACGGTTGAGACCGGCACTGAGGGATCGCTTGTTGGCATCTTCCTCGGCTGCTCGTTTACCAACCCTGTCACGAAGCAGAAGCAGTTCACCCAGTACTGGCCCGCCGGTACCGCTGCTGGTGACGCTGTGGCAATCGTCTGTGACGATCCCGACACGGTGTTCAAGGCTGTGGTCTGCTCGTCTGGCACCACTGTGGCATCGGGCGCCCGCGCCATGATCGGTCAGAACTTGGCCATGATCAACAACGCTGGCCTCACCTCGACGGGCGACTCGCGCAACGCAGTCCTGGCTCCCGACAACACCCCTCTTACGACAGCTGCTCTGCCGCTGCGCGTACTGGGTCTGGTGCCGGATACCGCTGTGTCGCTTGGTACCGCTACGTATACCAGCATCTCCACCGCTACCGTTACTTGCTCGGCTCTGCCTTTCGCTCTGCCGGTTGGTACGGACGTTGGTTCGCTGGATTCCAACGGTAACTACATCCCGTCTGGCTCGTTCGTAGATACGGCGGCTTCCGCTGGCGCGACTTCGTTCGTTCTGAACCAAGCCCCGTCCGCTGCGTTTGCTGCTAGTGCAACCCTGGTCTTCACCCAGTTCCCCGAGATTCTGGTGAAGCTCAACCATGGCCAGCACGAGTACTACTACGCCACCGCTACCGCCTGATAAGGAGTAACACAACATGGCTATTTCTCGTGCCCAACTACTCAAGGAACTCCTGCCCGGCTTGAATGCGCTGTTTGGTCTTGAGTACGCCAAATATGGCGAGGAGCATAAGGAAATCTACGAAACCGAGACCTCGGAACGTAGCTTTGAAGAAGAAACCAAGCTGTCTGGCTTCAGCGCCGCTCCGGTCAAGCCGGAAGGTTCTGCCATTGCTTATGACAATGCGCAAGAAGCATGGACCGCTCGGTACAACCACGAAACCATTGCTCTGGGTTTCAGCCTGACGGAAGAGGCCATTGAGGACAACCTCTATGACTCGCTGTCGGCTCGTTACACCAAGGCTCTGGCTCGTGCTATGGCTTACACCAAGCAGGTGAAGGCTGCTGCGGTTCTGAACAATGGCTTCAGCTCTGGCTACCCCGGTGGCGATGGCGTGGCTCTGTTCTCCAACGCGCACCCGCTGGTGTCTGGTGGCACCAACAGCAACGTTCCTTCTACCCCTTCTGACCTGAACGAGACTTCTCTGGAAGCCGCCGTTATTCAGATCAGCTTGTGGACGGACGAACGTGATCTGCTGATCGCTGCCAAGCCCAAGAAGCTGATTGTTCCCCCTGCGCTGCAATTCGTTGCGACCCGTCTGTTGGAGACCGAACTCCGCGTGGCGACCGCCGACAACGACATCAACGCGTTGAAGAACAACGGTTCGATCCCCGAGGGTTACACGATTAACCACTTCTTGACCGATAC